TATATTATTTTAGGCACCCTATGGATAATGGGTGTTGTTGAAGGTTAGAAGTGAATGGTTTTGAAGTATATAAAATATATTTGGCAGTTAAACTCCACTTCACTAGTAAAGGAAAGACTTATGACTTTCATAAGTACGGTGGGAGAACAACTGCAAGATTGGAAACATTTACTAAAAGAAGGGATCGGTATTTCTTTCATAAGCTTTCTAAATCTTATAACCATAGCAGCCTTGTTGATTACTTCGTTAGTAATTTTGTTACTAGTACTAATATATGGATTGGTGACATCATTGGTCGAACTGGTGTTGATACTTACAAGGGGTGGCAAAAGAAAATAGAATCTTTAGCATATTATTATGCAGAAGATGTGGATTATATTATAGAACAAATGACAACAAAGAAATTACATTTTGATGATATATTTACTTCGGTAAAGGGACAACACCCACCAATACTGAAATATTTTTTATCAAAGAAAATCAATTTAGAAACATTTATGATACTAGATGATATTCTACAATTTTCAAAACATTTAAATAAGAAGATACAAGAAAAGGTTTTGTGGCCAAAACTCTATGACAGAATGATTCGATACAAACCATTTTTAAATTATAATACTACTAAATTAAAAATGATATTAAAAAAGAAACTAAAGGAGATGTAGTATGCCAGAATTAGAAAAATGTAAAAATTGTAAAATGGACGCTCATTGTCCTGAACCGTTGTATGATAAAACTGGTGAAAAGATTTGTAAGAAATGTGATTGTTCCGCTTGCGAAAGATTAAGTAAAATAAAATATGAAGAACCGATACAATAATAAGGAGATGTAATATGCCAGATGAAGCAGGAAGATATACAGCAGAACATACAGTTATGGACAAAGATTTGGAAATAAGAGAACTGAAACACCTGTTGGAAGTGAAAGATGAGAAGATAAAAGAATTGGAAAAAGAGATAGTCCAATTGAAGTCGCCTGATTATCCGAAAGGTGAAGTTGATTATACTATTAATGCTGGGTCCACAGCAGATGTTATGGGTATTGATGAATCGGAAGATGAATTTACTGGACAATTATCTTTTTCACTTGATAAGGAATAATGCTTGACTTTTATACCAGATTTTGTTATAATAATAGTTATGAGTTTAAGAAGTAAAAGGATGTTTGGTGCAACAGATATCTTTCTTCTGGCTGAACAATGCTTAAGAGGGCATAAAGCAAAGGTCTGGAGGGTTATGGCGCAATCGCTGAAGACACCAGGACTTGTTTCTACTAGGGACCATCTTTTCACAGAAATGTTGGACTCTTCCCGAAAAGTTGTGGGTGCCGTACCAACTAATCCCACGGAGAACTTTTTAAATTCATAAATACTTTTATATATTATGCACATTGTGGATAAGAAATATACGAATACAAACATACAAACATACGGAGATATAAAAATATGAATACGAGTATAGCAGCGTTAAAACGCTCAAAATCAAACCTAGATGTTCTTGTTCAAGAACTCTCAAAAGTCGCACCACCAAGAGAAAAACAATCCTTTACAGATGATAGATTTTGGAAACCAGAGTTAGATAAGTCTGGTAATGGGTATGCAGTTTTTCGATTTTTACCAGCAGTTAAAGATGAAGATTTGCCTTGGGCACGATTATGGTCCCACGCTTTTCAAGGTCCTGGCGGTTGGTTCATAGAAAACAGTTTAACAACACTTAACAAGAAAGATCCAGTTAGTGAAGCAAACACTTTACTTTGGAATTCTGGTGTTGAAGCGGACAAAGAAATTGCAAGAAAGAGAAAAAGAAAACTCTCTTATATTGCTAATATTCTGATTATTAATGATTCAAAACATCCTGAAAACGAAGGTCAAGTAAAACTATTCAAATTTGGTAAGAAGATATTTGATAAGATTACAGAAGCGATGAAACCTGAATTTGAAGATGAATCACCAATCAATCCATTTGATTTTTGGGAGGGGGAAAACTTCAAATTAAAAATCAGAAAAGTTGATGGATTCTGGAATTATGACAAATCAGAATTTGATAGTAAGACAGCTATCAAACCTAATGATGAAGCAATAGAAGAAATATGGAATAAACAATATCCATTAAAACCTTTCCTTGCACCTGATAACTTTAAATCATATGATGAGCTTAAAGCAAAACTTGATAAAGTTTTGAGTGGTGTTAGGAGTACTGGAACTGCTGAAGATGTTGCAATCCCACCTGCAAAATCTAACAATAGTCCAGTTGTAAATGAAACAGTAGATACATCCTCTACGCCTATTACTGATAAGGATAGTGATGAAACACTTGATTATTTCAGTAAATTAGCGGAAGAGGACGAATAATCTCTCCATCTGTTTCTTTATATGGGGGTTGGATATTATTTTCAACCCCCTTTTTATATAAATATAAATGTTAAATTGATTATGTGAAGATTTGAGATATCAAATTAAATAAAACAAAGGAGTATGAATATGTGGAAGTCAATATCAGATGTAATAGGTAATGTGCAAGGAATTGCTGTTTCTCTAATTACACTATCAATTGTACTGGAAGTTGTTTTCGGTTCAGCGGTCCCTTTCTTATCATTGGGCGTAATTGGAAACATTAGTTCAATTGTAGGGGATCTTGGGTCACAAGGACTCATCGGACTTATTACACTAGGAATTCTTTGGGCACTTTGGAAAAAATAGTCTAAAGTAACCAATTTTAATAATTTATAAGAAAGGGGCACTTTTTGGTGTCCCTTTTTTTATGGTCTAATCAATATTCTTATAAATATTAGTAGAGTTATTAAGGAATTTTATGAGCAAGCATATTTTAATATTGTTTGGTGTACTAGTGTTTTTTATCTTTTTGTCATCAACAAGTGAATCTAGTGAATTGACTTTCAGTTTTTCTAACCCATCATTTAGTGGGACAGGTCAATCTTCACATTATTTGACAATAGAAAATATTGAGCGTACTAGACAGGCAGCGATAGATGCTAGACGAAAAGCAGAAGCAGATAAAGTAATATCAGACGCTAAGAACACAGCAATTGCAAAGTTTAAAGCAAATATAGAAGCACGATTCTATACAGCATTAGCAAAACAAATCACAGACAATGTGTTTGGTACCGATGGTCTACAGCAAGATTCAGGTACATTTACATCACCAGTTGGTGGTGAAATAGTTACTTGGGCAACTCCAAGTCAAACAGGTAATGTTACCGTGGTTGTTACAGAAACAGATGGAACGGTTACAACATTTACAATGCCGAAGCAAGATGATGATTAAAAAATTAATATTATTTTTATGTGTGTTGGCATTAACAGGCTGTGCCGCTACTGCTATGAATTTCGATTTGCGGACACAAGAAGTCGCATATAAAGAGTTAGAAACAATTACAGTTCCAGAAGGTGATCCGATAATTATTGCTGTCTATGATTTTGTAGATATGACAGGTCAAAAGAAACCTGGTGGTAATTTTGCTTCAATGAGTTCAGCAGTTACACAAGGTTCTTATCAATTACTCATTAAGGCATTACAGGATGCAGGTGGGGGCAAATGGTTTAGAGTAGCAGAACGGCATAGTTTACCTAGTCTATTGCAAGAAAGAAAATTGATACGAACAACCAGACAAATGACAGATGGTGAAAATGCAGAACCATTACCTGCTCTATTGTTTGCAGGTGCATATGTAACAGGTGGTATCGTAGGATATGATAGTGATATTGTATCAGGTGGTGCAGGTGCAAGAATATTGGGTATTGGTGTTAAAAAAGAGTATAGGCAAGATATAGTTTCAATCATATTAAGATTAATTAATGTTCAAAGTGGTGAAGTAATAATTTCAACAACAATTGAAAAGACTATCTTTTCAACATCAACAGGTGCAGATGTCTTTAAGTATGTGGATGCTGGTGTAATGTTGTTAGAGATAGAAACAGGATATGCGAAAAATGAACCTGTTACTTTTGCATTAAGAAAAGCAATTGAAGCAGGTGTTGTAGAGTTAATCAAACAAGGTGTTGAAAAAGATTTATGGAAGTACAAAGAAATAGTTGAACCTCAATTAGAAGTAACAGCAGAAGATTTAGAAGTTGATGAAGAAGTTATAGAAGAAAACATTAACCTTCACGAACAAATTATTTGGGAAGATGAAAAATCAATAGACAAAGAAGTTATACTAGAAGAATTAGACGAATTATTAAATGAAGAAAAAACATATCAAGAATATCTTATCGAAAAGGATGCAGGCA